CCACCACCCTCAACCCTCCCCCCAGGCTCCATCGTAGACGCCTACGTCCGTGACAGTGGGGGACCGCGCCAGGACGCCTCCACCGATCAGCAGCTCACAGAGATCCAAGCCTACTGCCAACAGCACGGTCTCACCCTGCGTCACAAATTCGTAGACGTCGCCAAATCAGGCGGATCCACTGTCACCCGCGATGACTTCAACAAACTAATCGACACCACCCGCCGCCTCGAGGACCGTCCCAACGGCATCTTGCTCTGGAACTACGCCCGCTTCGCGCGAGATCTCGACGATGCCATCTACTACAAAGCCCTCCTGCGCAATCGCAATATCATCGTCCACTCCCTCACCGACCCCATCCCCGAAGGGCAATACGGACGCATCATCGAATTCTTCATCGACATCAGCAACGAAGAAAAACGACGCCAAACCTCCGAAGATGCCAAACGCGGTCTGCGTGATCTCGTCCTTAAGCACCGCTGCGTACCAGGCACCCCGCCTGTCGGATTCAAACGCGAACCCGTCACCATCGGCACCCGGCGCGATGGCTCTCCCCACATCGCCAATCGCTGGGTCCCCGATCCCAACATCATCCCCCGCATCAAACGCGCCTTCACCATGCGCGCAGCCGGTTCCTCCCTCGCACAGATCCACACAGAAACCCGCATCTTTACATCCATCAACTCATACAAAACCTTCTTCGCAAACAAGATCTTCATCGGCATTCTTGAATTTGGAGATCTCGTCGTTGAAGATTACTGCGAACCCATCATAGACATCCAGACCTGGAACAAAGTCCAGGAAATGATTCGCGAATACGCTCAGGTCCGCACCAGCGAGCGACATCCAAAACGCCTCGCCTCACCCTACCTCTTATCGGGTCTTGTTTACTGCGGCATTTGTGGTGCCCCCATGAGCGGAGCCACCACCACCCGCACCCACATCACCGGCAACAGAGACGAATCCTACCGCTGCTCACGCGCCAAACGCAAAGCAGGCTGCACCGCCTCCCGCATCCCGCGCTACGCCCTCGAAGAAGCTGTCATCGGCACCCTGCGCGAACAGATCCTCCTGCCCGATAGCCTCGCCGCCATGATCGAAGTCGAACGACATAGTACAGACCACAGGGAAACCCGCCGCAAAGACCGCCTCACCGCCCTCGAAAGCGACAAAAAACGCCTCTCCGCTCAGATAGCCAACACAGCCGCGGCCATCGCCAATCGTGGTGGCAGTCCAACCCTGCTCGACAAACTCACCCAGCTCGAAACCGAACGTGCCACCATCCTCAAAGAGATCACCGAACTGACCAAGACCCGCTTCGAAGCCACACCACCCATGACCCAGGAAGAAATCTTCGAAGCCTCCCGCATCCTCACCGAAGATCTCCTCAGCGGCAACCTCCCGGTCGAAGCAATGAAGCCGGTCCTGCAATCCTTCATCCACAAAGTAACCGTCAAAAAAGAAGAGAAGCAATTCGTTGGATCCCTCAGTTACTTCCTACCGCCCCTCGCAGACCTACTCCGCCCACCGGACGATCCGCCCCCTTTTGATTCCGCCCCCACGGAAAAAATAATGTCGCCTAAAAGACCCGCCCCCGTGGGGGCACCTCTCTTAAGGCAACATTTCCAACATCCAATTTCATTCAAAAAAAAACCGCGCTAACCAGCGCGGTCTTTTTGTTATTTCCACAGCGCAATACTATCAGTTAAAGCTTATCGTCGAACAGTTCAACATAGGTGTGGTAGAAATCAACCTGTAGTGTGCCACTCTTGCGCCCAAACTGCACATAAAAGCGAGATGCTGGTGCAAGGATTGTGCCAGTCAGCGTGATTTCTTCCGAATAATGCTCATCAGCTGTCCTGTCATATACGTTAAATAGCACTGTCTTATTAGCGACATTGAGAACCCAACTCAGAAGATAATCATGTCCATAAACCAACGTAGGCAGTGTGGATGTAACGACAGTACTGCTGCCAATATTGGATCTGCCTTGCAACGCACCCGATCCGTCTTTACCGATTACACAATATGTGCCTGATCCAGGCGGGAATGCTGCTGGTGTCGCAGTTGCCAACCCAAAATTCAGGTACGAATCGGACAACGTGCCCCAATGGGTAAATGCAATGGCAAAATAGATATTGGTTTGTGTTGCCCAGTTGATATTCTGATTTGGGAAATTATAACCAAAATTGGCAGTACCGGTCATTTGACGATATAGACCAAATGCACGCCCACTCAAATTTCCAAATGATGGTGTGCCCATCACAGTCATATCGATATCCAACCCCTGATATATGCCGGACCCAATAACACCAACACCAAAACCACGGCGCTCAGATGGGCGGGCAAATCCTGCCACAAGCGCCGGGTGACCGTCAAAATGGCTCTTTGTTTTGAGCAGACCGCTATAAAAATCAGCCCACGACCGCGCTCCAGCGCTTGGCACATCTGGCTCGTAACCAATTGGATCATGCAGCAACGGACCTCCGCGCAGTATAGCATCCTGCGAGAAAAGCATCTCTGCAATCGGTACGTACTCGTAAAATTGCACGTCATCGATCCAGGCATAATCTCCAACGACCTGTGCGTCAACAAACAAAATAATACTGACATGGGTCGCCCCAACTGGAGCATTTGTGGAACCGGCAAGCTCTCGCCAGGCAACCACACCGCTTGAAAGCCCCATATCTGCAAGGTCAGTGCGCAGCAAATTTCCACCACTGGCAGCGTCATACCATTCAAGTTTCAATTGACACGCCAATTGGCTTCCGGCAGAACCAACACCATTACTTGCCCAACGCGCCGAGGCAATATATTGCAGCCCCTCCGTAACGGCAAGACGGCTTGCAATGTTCAGGCTGCGTCCTGTGAGGCTGTTGGCATCAAATTCCACCATCTTCGAGCCGTCATAAGGCGCAAGGCTCACCCCGCTTGGGGTGGGTGCCTGCACAACGCTGAAATCAGCGTGAGCACTCCAGTCAGGTGAGAAGGCTCCGCTTTCGAACGAATTATCAGGTACAAGATTTGTGATTGTCATAGTTTCCTCTGTTGAAATGGATAGTACAGGTTTACCACTGCCCGTATGCACACGCATGCGGATGTAACCAGTGCCGGTGTTGCCGCTGTTGGTTGCCACAAACTTCAGGAGCCGGTCCAGCCCATTGACCACAATGCCATCAGCACCCATCGTGGCAGAACCAGCACCCGCAGTGATCTTGCCAGTGGCGGCATTGATCCACACCTGAGCAACGCCAGTCTCAGGGTCGAAACCTATAAAATGGGCGTCAACCCCATATTCATTCAGCAAATTGATTGCGCTAATAATGACCACAGGCACACCGTTTTCGTCAGTAGCATTAAGCGCAAGCTGCCCGATCTCTGGTGCCATTTCATCCAGGCTTTCGCCTGTCACGTTCTTGATCTTCGCCATGTAAAGGTCATGATCAACTTCGCGGAAACGCGCAACGTTTAAAGTTCGGCGACCATATTTGAGATCTTCCAAAGGGTTAACTGACATATGCGATCTCCGAAATGATTCGTACCTTTTCAATGGCATCGTCCACTTCCATGCCCAGAATGCGCACCTTGGGTTGGGTCACGAACTTCTCGTCCTGCAGCCACACATAATTCATGTCAACATTCCATATATTGCCTGTATCAAGATACTGATAGGTATCACCCACGTTCAACGCCACAAGGTCAAAAACCTTTTCGGGCTCCATAGTTCGTATCAATTGCTCCAGCACGTTGCTGTTCAACGTTGCCTGCTGGGTTACGCCGCTATAAACAATATTTTTCTGATACAGACCATAGCGATCAATGGACGCATCAGAATAGAGATTCGATGTCATCCGGGTATTAGGCGTTGAGGCATCGCTAATTCCGGTAAGATCGTTGTAAATCTCCCCGTTGTCTTCCATCACATTATCTTTTGCTTCAATGTTATGACCTTCACGGAAATACTTCCCGGTATCGATCCCCTTCATTTCATACCAATTGCCCGTAAGCACCAGCTTGCCGCTATCGATGGAATATTTGATATCAAAATCCTGCCCGCTGCGTTTCGCAACGGACACAAGATGCGAAAGCGCATCATTGCCTGTCGTTTCTTCTCTGGAATTTCCATCGCTATAAATGATCCCAGGCTTGATCAACTTCTCGTTGTTTCTGGCAGAATTTGTCCATGTCAGGATCTGTTGAAAGATCGATCCTGCAGACCCGGTGTATTTTTGGGTGGGGGTTGTTCTCCAATACAAAAGGTTCTCGATCTGATACGCCCTGACAGAGACAGACCCAAACCGCCTCCCTCGTGGAGGGTAAATAATCCCAAGCCAATCAGGCAGATTGTCCTGGCGTACTAAAACAAAGTTTCCATATTCCAGGAACTTCAGCCTCGCATGAGAATCAAAGGTTGAGATATCAAAATCACACTGCCCGATCACACCCGTGCTGGCAAGTGTGTAGGTGCGTTTGGTTTGCGCACGCAGGTCACCAACCATGATGCCATGTTTATTGAAAGCAGTCACACGGCTCATTGATTCCGATCCTCCCACTCAGTATCAATGGTCAACGCATTCGCACCCGTTTCGTCATACTGCAGGGTATTTACCACACCGGGCTCAAACGGCAGCCACTCCACCCGGTTCTCATCATCCAGTCGGATGGGGATTGCACTTCCATCGCTTTCGCGATATGCCTCAAGATTCTCTGTATCAATGATGATCGCATCGTTCACAGGGACAGGATAAGAGACTTCAAGCCAATGCCCATTCGTGTTGTTGGTGATTCGGAAATCTTCATAGTTATTGTTGTTCTCACTTCCAAACCAGATCAAAGGCAAATTTGCGCTATCAAGGGTCAAGACCAAATTATCCAGTTCGATGGCTGCATAATTCTCTGCAATACCAGCAGCCACAGTCCCGCCAAACTCAAAGCGAATATAAGAAAACGTTCCACTCAGGCTCTTCGAACCGGTCAAGGTAGCCAATGCCGTCCAGACATTGGCAGTTGCAGGTGCTGCTTCATTTGCCACCGAACTGTATGTAGAGCCATTGGTGCTTTTCTTCAACGATGCCACGATTGGAAACCCTGTCGATTTTCGATACTTCTCGCCATCCATGCTCACATTGGTCATGCCTGCAGGATGATAGAAGTCCCATGCCAACGTTGCAGTGGGCGCCTTCCAACTGGTGCCGGATAGGAATGCTCGAATTGCCATGCCCATCTCGGTAGCTACATCGGCATAAGATACGTGGTCTGCCGTATAGACATGAGATTGCTCACCAACATTCTTGATGATTTTAGGAAAGAATTGTCCAAGGCGTTCGGGCTGAAGGGGTGCATAAAAACTCGTCAGTGAACGGGAAGCATTCGCAAACGATGACAGTACATACATTGGCAGATAATCATCTCCAGCGCCCGGTGCATCCATGCTGGAATTTCCATACATCACCCAATAGCCGGTCACATGTCGTATGGCTGCGCCATCACTGTGGCTCTTCATTGCAGATAGCTTTTGAGCTCGTGTCACGCCAGTGATCTGCAGGGCATTCAAGTTAACATCGGTGTACGTAAATATTTCCTGTTGCCCATTACCCAGATCAATGGCAAGAACTTTATAAGGTTGCTTAGCCAGGGCGGCTAATGCCGCCTTATTGTCAGATGTATTTTTTACAGAAATGGTAGAAACCGCGCCACTGCTTGCAATGGATCCTGATAATGTAAGATAGATCATCGTGGGCAGAGTGACATTAACAACGGGTCTCGTAGTGGTGGAATTGATTCCACCACCGCCAAACCATCGATACACTTCCTGCCCGCTGACATCACTAAATATTCGCAGGTCGTTCCCGCTACTGAGCATCTTTCCGCCAGAGACCAGGGCAGCCGTATTCCAATCCCCATCAGCAAGGTTGAGCGAATCAATGTAGGTGGATTTAATTCGGTTTGCTAATGCCACATATCGCACGTATCCAAATCCTCCAGTGCGTGGAGATGTTGGACCAACTCGAAAAATCGGGCGGGCAAATCGGTTTCCACCAACCGTAAAATCATTGGTCTGCCCCGTGCCAGTGATATTCCAGCTTACACTGTTCATCGTGTCAGATCGCCAGATTGGGTCATCTGTCCAAAAAATAACTTCCAACTTGTTGTACTTCAATCTTGGCGTGCTCTTAACTCTGGCGTTCCAATACCAAAGAGAGTCATCGGTTTTATTACGAACCACCAACACCTTCAGGTCTTTTTCATCGATAGGAAACCACTCGATTAGATTGCCCACCCCGCTTCCATCTTTCGAATAAATATGGATTGGCAACGTGCGACCATCCAGTGTGAACCCGGCATATTTCGGGAACGTCCCAGCACGCGGCACCGCCACAATACCTGCCTCAGCCTGGGGTGGCACATCAATGGGGATCTCCGCCCCATATGTGGCATCGTTCAAAACATGACCATCGAAAGAAACTAATTCAAGATCCTGAATATTCATGGTTATCCTAACTGCCTTAATAGGCTATTACTTACATCGCCACCTTCAGGCATCATAATCACGCCGTAATTCAACAAATTAATGCCTTCAGCACTCTTTGCAGTGCTCTCACGCATCAATCCCGCAGTGATGCCAGGTACGCGTGCAAAAGCTGGTTGGAACAGTGAACGGTTTACGAATGGCGTCCAATCGAATGCACCTTTTACCAGCCACGGTGCAACTTCCTTCTGAAGTAGTTTCGCGGGCGAGGCAATGCCAAAGAAGCCTTTGATGGCAGCCATTACAGCTTCACCCATTGCGATCACAGCATTTACTGCAAAGCGTACATTCCCGAGAATGCCATTCCGAATACCAAGCACAATGTTCTTGCCAGCATCAGCCCAATTAAAATTCTTCAACGCCGTCATGGCATTGGTCATTGCAGTGCTCAATGCGGCTTTGATTGCACTGCCAGCATTGCTCACTGCACCGGCGATCACCTTCCACAACATGTCCCATGCCTGCCGCAAAAGTTGACCAAACCGGTACCAATCACCACTGAAAGCCGCTTGCCAGGCAGCCACAATCGTCTTGATATAGGTCAAGACCCAATCCACCACCTGTCGAATACCAAGCCAGTTGTTCTGCCAAGCCTGATATAACAGCACCCCAATGGCAATCAATGCCGCGATCACACCGATCACGATTAAGACCGGTGTAGTGATGGCACCGATCACACCTACAATCGCACCCACCGCCGTGATCAATGACCCAATCACCACCAACAACGGACCCACCGCAGCTGCGATCGCAAGGAAACCGATTACCCATTTCTGCTGTTGTGGGGTCAGCGCTTCGAACCATGTGATGGCTTTGCTGATCCATTGGATCAACTGCAAGGCATAGGGCAAAAGCTGCACGCCTAGCGCCGCCGCCGCATCCTCAAATTGAGCACGTGCAATCCTTGTCTGATTCGCCACACCCTCAGCAGTCCTGGCAAAGTCACCTTGCGCTACAGCGGTCTGCTTCATGATCAATTCATATGCCGCCATGATGCGTTGCTGTTGTGTCAACGGACCAATCTCACTGATCAAACCCATTGTTAAGGCTTGCTGTTGTAATGCTGCCTCATTCAAAAGCACGCCATACTTACGGATTGGTTCACTCTCGCCACGATAAGCAGCGCCAAGTGCAGTGATCGCTTCTTCAGGTGACGTGTTGAAAAACGACGCCAGATCAGATGCCAGCTCCGTATTCGTTTTTGCAAAATTTAACAAGTCGTCATTTGATAGATTAGCAGCACGACCAAATATTGCGAAGTTACTTGCGCCATCCAAAGCCTGTTTTTGAGATTGACCAAAAGTCGTGGCAGAAGTATTGCTCCACTTAAAAAGATCCTCTGCCATTTCTCCAAAGATGACGCTCGCTTTTGATTTTGTTTCCTCAAGGTCGCTTGCATAATTTACTGCTGCAGTCCCTGCCGCAAGGAGTGGCAATGTCAAATACGTAGAAGCTCGGCTTCCAAGATTTGTAATATCCCCGCCCACGTTCTTAAGATTTTGAGAGACGTTAGAAGACCAGGTCTGAGTCTTCTTCTCAGCCTGATCCATAACGCCAATAAAACCAGCTGCGTCTGCGATCAACTTAACTGCCAAAGTTGCGATTGTTGTCATCTACAATTCCTTCCTCCCCATCAACGTTTCTTTGATGGGGAGGGGGGTACGTTTTTCTTTTTGCTTGCCTTCGCCAAACCACCAAAGATCGTTTTCACCTTTTGCCAGGTGCGTTCCTGATCACTGATATCTTCTTGTGCTTTGGCTTCGTCGAGTGCCTTTTCAAAATCTGGCATAAAGTCTTGCGCGGTATGGATCTTGTCGCTTTCCTTTGTCCTCGTCATCACATTGACGATTACCGCAGCCAGCGTAGCCATTCGGAAATCATCACGCCACTCGCCGAATGGTTGAAGCTGAAGGAAAGCCATCCATTCCGAAAACTCATGGCTGCTCATGGCATCCTGCCACTCAGCCACCGTGCGCCCGCCCAGGGCAAGAGCTAGCTCGAACCAGAATCGTCGCTCGGGGCGGTCTCGGAGTTTTTTGTTAGCTCATCCACATCTTCCTGGCTGATGCCGCTCAAACGTTGCGCAACTTCATACACACGGTTCAAAGCTAGGGCGCTTTTCTTCGCCAGGGCTGGGATATCCGCATCAGAAAAAATGCGGTTCCCGTTTTCATCAACAATGGATCTCGCCACGACCTTTGCTCGCAGATTATCCAGTGACACCTTCGTGTCCTTGCCCTTACCCTGAATCATGCTCGCTTCGAGCTGATCCCGATCCCTGCCACTCAAGCCTTGCACCAGTACAACGCCGCCCCATTCAGGCACCTGCACCTCTTCGCGCTTGATATCATTGGCAGTCAGGATGTTTTCTTTTGTCAGATAGTTGGTCATGGCTTCACCTTAAGGCAACTCAGTGACAGGACCAGAGATCTTCAATTTCAGGTCCGCAGTTAACACGCCCTTCACAGGCGCTCCGACCTTCCAACCGGTCACCAGAGCAGCAAACGCATAACCATTCTCGCCTGCGTCCGGATAAACAAGTTGAAAATTGCGCTTCACACGATTGATCATGTCAGCCTGTAAACCGGTTTCCATATCATGAGTGGCTTCACCAGGTACATACCAAACTTTGGTACTTACCTCACCGCCATTCAAGATCGTGCCGATGAATTCAGACCATCCATCAACACTGCCATGATGCGTGGTCTCTTCCGTATCTAGGCTCATGTCAGGACCGTCAATATCACCAACGTTCAAAACGCTGGCAAACGTTTCAGGCGTGCCCCCATCGCCAATTTTTAATTGAGTTCCAAAGCTCGAAAGTTCGTTCATATGATTCTCCTTACAGTTGGATCACTGCATACTTGATGTCGGAGGACTCAGCCTCCATATAGATCTTGCCATCGCTCTGCATCCAGCCCGCTTTCTTGAAACGGAACATCGCGATCTCGCCAGCGCCCAAGGAATACGCGCTCACATCACCCGTGCGGTTCTTATCATCTGCCTTTGAAGTGAACGTCACGGTCTTCGCAGCTACCGCATCATTTTTCACCAATACCAACGTGTCATTCCCAGGAACAAACTGCTCCTTGTTGGTTGCGTCTGCAGCGGTCCAAGAAATATCCAATGCATTGGCGGAAACCGGCAGAGTAGGATAAGGTCCCTTGGGTGTCTGCTTGCTCAAAGTTTGTCTTGCCATATCATTGCTCCTTTATCGTAAAAGTCTTATGCTCATTACCCTGAGCATCCACAGCAGAGCCGGTTCCAACCAACTCCACTTCAAACACATCACCAAGTTTTTTCTCCCCTGCATTCGTGCTCTCCGAATTTTGGGGAGATGCCCGCAGCGCAGAGGGGGTGGGGTTCTTCCCCTCCAACTCCACCAATTCCACCAGTGCTAGCTCTGAGTTATGCTTGCAAACCAAATGGCGCAGCATTGTCATTTTTTCAAATGTATCCATGCCGCAAAGCGGACACACATACATAGCCTTGCCTTTCCAGGACTTCACCTGATACAACGGTTCATCACTGACCACAGGCTGATCACTGGTTACTGGTAACGAATTACTTTTCTTTTTGCTCATATCAACTCCTTCGATGCCATATCACAACATCAACGCTTACCTTGTGTCTGCCGGTCTCGGGATCAAAATCATCCTTGCCAGCTTCTTCCATAAACGATGCCTGGACTTCATAAGCCCCCATCGCGCCACGAAAGCCATCCAGATTTGATTCGATCTGGGTCGCCAACTTCACCGCATCCAAATACAGATTTGCATAACAATCGATCTGGAACCTCGGTCGCTTCAAAGAACTCACGCCAGAGTGACTATGATCACCAGGGTTCGTCACACGGAAATAACGACATGCAGGTAAGGTCACTGGCTGCGGCAAAGTGTTCGGATAGATTCTTCCACCGGCATCTGTGCCTGAATCAGATAAAAAAGAAAATAATTCCTCAACAAATTCGGTCATGATGTTGCCGCCTTTATTACGACATCCTTAAATGCCCTGCCCATTTCACTCTGGGCTTCTTCGCCTTTCTCGTCCAATGCCGGTCGCAGATACGGTCTCGCTGGGATCTCAACACTGGCTTTCAACACGTACTGCACAGCACCGCTCGGATCGACCAAGACCAACGTTCCTCTTCCCGTCTTCCTGACTTTCAGATCCGAATACTTCAACGGGCTTCCGGTTCGACCACCAACAGGAATGGCAAGGTAACGTGCTTGCTTTGGCTTGATCGTGCCGCCAAATTCATGAATGGCTCCATACTCCAAATTGGTGCCAACATCCACAGCTGCTCGAGTGGCAGACTGTTCGGAGATTTCTGCATCAAGAGATCGGCTCAAAGTACGCGTGCGGATCAACCCTTGGTCCTTCAGGTTGTCACGTGCAGCATCGCGGATTACCCAACCGCCAACCATTACAACCCGTCCCAACGATGCACCTTGCACAGCCTCACCCATCGAGCGAAACTTCCGCAACAGTTCATCTTTGCCGATCACAACATTCTCAGCCATTACGCAATGATCCTTGTCTCAAGCCGCGTGGTCACTTCTTCAGCGCTCTTGCCAACCATCAAGATCTTGTATTCCACGCCATCCACCTCGGCGATCCACTCTTCACCATCCAGCCAGGCATCTGGCAGATCCGGGTACTGACCGGATAGCACGATTCGGTGAGTAGCTTCCAAATACGTCATCTGATTTCCGCGCCGTTGACCTCCACCCGCCACACCAACTCGGCAGGGAATGGATTCATAGCCAACATGCACGCTGTACGTGCTGATCTCCTGCCCGGTGCTATTCTGTGTTTTCACGGGTTGCTTCAAAGCACAACGTTGAGGATAAAAATTCTTTTCAAGTTTTTCCAACATTCGCGGATGGATCAATGAGCTGTTCACGGTTCACTACTCGCTATCTCTCTGTGCTTGCTTCCAAACACGTTCACGTCGGGTAAACGCATTCGGAGCCATCTCCGCATAATCGAACATGCCGCCTTCTTCACCGGCATCAGCGTCTTCAGCTTGCTGGCGCAACAGCGCAGCTCGCCTCAAGATCGCATCCGAAGTACTTGCGCCATTGGTACTGATATCCAACGTGGTGATGACCTTCAACGTCATTGCCTCATCACTGGCAATGGTTTCCAATGCCTCTGCTGCAGCCCTGCGCATATTGGAATCGTTCATATTCAAATAAGCCTGCAGTTCCTCATCCGAAAAGACCGCATTCTCTTCAACACGATCCGGAATGAGCATTCGCACTTTTCCAATCTCAGTGGTGGGTTGGTAGGTAAAAGTCATCTTTGATCCAATCCCCTCTCCCGTTCATCACGGGAGAGGGACTCATTACTAATTGCTTGCTACAGCTCTTACGATCCGCTGCCGTTGCTCGAAACGGTCATCTTCGGATCCATGCGCGTACCACCAAAGATATGGCGGACCTTGTACTCGCGGCTATCGGTATCGAAGTCGAATTCATCGGCTCCACCACCGCCCACGCGCACAGAGTTCGGAAGCTTCATGAACACTTCCGGCTCTTCATGCCCACGCAGGAAACCAACCTCAAGCGCCGGGCGACCATTATCTGGGTTCGCAAACAAGAACCAGCTGGTATGACCGTTCGAAGAGCTCGCCACGATCGGGATGTAGTAATCCACATTCACGCGGAAGCGGGTCTTCATCCAGTTCTGGGTTACCAGCTTGGTATTGCTGGTGCCGCCCTTCTCGGTCAATTCGATCTGCAGCGCATTCATGATGTTCAGCGCAGTCACTTCCAAAGCAGGCGGTACAACAAGCTCGACCGTCTCGATGAAGATCGGCTCATTGTTTTCATCCTTCTGCTTCGAGAGCAGTTCCAACGCGGTTTGAAGCGCGGTCAACGAGAGTGCCGGGTTGCCGGTCAACTGATTCGTACCGCCCGTATAAAGGGATGAATGTGGACCAGTGGTGTTGACATACAAGCCGGTCACGAACTTCTGCTCACTGCGGCGCGCAGCGCGTCCCAGGCGGATCGGACCATCGGTCAAAGCATCGAGATCATCATTCACGATGGTCTCAAAAGAGAAATCAAGGCGGCGACCATATTTCTTCACCGCATAGGTGTAGGGCGCATTTTCGTTGATCTCTTCCTTCTTGTACTGCGCTCGCTCTTTCACCTCGGGCAGCACTTGGTCAGCACCATAAATGCTGAAGCGTTTTACTTCGCGGAAGTCACGCACCGTGGTGCGCTTCGCAAAATTGCTCCAGGTGGAGGGAGCTTCGCGGTAAGCAGCTAAGACCTGACGGTCCAACACATCGCCGAACAGGTACGGGAAGTCGCTGGTGGTCATCGCTTCCTGCAAACGGAAAGACGGCACGCGTCCCTTCGCCACATCAGCGATCAACTTCGCGGCTTCTGCCAGGCGTTTCGAATAGTTCGCACTGCGCTTCAACGCCATCTTGCGCGCGCCCATGCCTTCGCCTTTGAAAAGGCGTTCTGCAGTGGCTTCTTCAGCCCGCAGGGTTTCAACTAGATCAAGGAAGTCCATAATATTTCTCCTTATATTTGAATAAGTTATCTCCACTCTCCATCAGTGATCTTCTGGTGGAGAGTGGGTAAGGGGAGGGGTGGCTTACGCCAGCACCTTCACCACTTCGATCGTCGCAGTCTGACCGCTTCCAACGGTTCCCTTTGCGAAACCGAAGAAACGACCAGCGGTCTTCTTGCTGAGCTTGGGGGAATCAGCGTCTACATAGTAGAGCTTGTCGCCTGCAGCCACAGCACTGTTACCGCTGCCGTCAACACCCTTCACAGAGAGTTCCCAAACGTTGCCAGGGGTGAAATCAACGCTGGTCTCACCATCGTCGTTCTCATCGACCAACGCAACGCCGGTCATCTCACCGTAGCGCACCGGGTCACCAGATGCAGGGGTGGTGGGGTCCGAACAAACCACCGCCAATCCCTTTGCTTCACCATAGATCAAATTCTTTGCCATATCTACCTCACAGGTTTTCTGATTACTGATTACGGATTACTGAACATTGGTCCAGATCTAACGACCAGCCGCTGCGATCTTCGCGCCCTTCTCGCTCAGACCCAGATCGACAAACGCTTCTTCGAGCGTGCCTTCAGGTTCAGCTTCGGATTCTTCATCGTCAGCAGATTCGCCCAGGCTCTTGATCTTGCCCAGCCCGCCCACCTGCGTCAGATACTGCACCTCAGCTTTGATCGCTTCCTTGATCTTGCCGTTGAAGGTTTCCACATCCAACGCGCCATCTTTCAGCGTCACAAGCTTCGGCAGGCTTTCCAAAAGCCGTGCCTTGGTCGGTTCAGGGAGCTCATACCCGGCAAGCGCGTTGCGCACCAGGTCCTTTGCATCCCGCATTGCCAAGCCTTCCTTCAGCCTGGCGTTTTCGTCCTGCACCGCGCCCAGATTGGTCTGGAGCGTGGCAACGGACTCTTTCAATGCTTGCAAATCTTTTTCGTCCATCGTGCTGTTCTCCTTTACAGGTTTATGGTCCACGCTCGCAGTTGTAGTCGTGGTCTTCTTATCAGCGCCGCGCGCTGCTTCGAACAAAGATAGGATCTGACCTCCCGCACCAGGTGCGGTCACAAAGTCGATGCTGCGTCTCTTGGTCAATTCTTGAACGATAGGTCCTTCGCGCCCTTCGATCGTGCCCTGGGACGCCTTGCCGTATGCTCGAATGCTCACACCGATATGGGGTGCAAGATCATCAATCGGTGCCTTGTACTTCTCGAACACCTTTGCATCCGCATACAAACCGGCTCCAGCTGGACCGTTCGCCTGGTACCGCGCATCAGACACAAGCTCAGCTGCAAGGTGATTCAAGTCGCCTTCTGGGCGTTCTGCTTCTTCAGTGGCAGTCTGATGGTTCCAATACATCTTCGTTCCCTTAGTGAAGATCTTCGGACCATCCCGCTCGAGCACTTCAGCCGGGTAATACCCGCTCGATCCCCAGCCAGGCTGAATGATCTTCACAGGGATCGTTCCATCACTGCGCACAGCTCGCTCCATCAATGGCACGAACATCGAGCCAGATCCGCTTTCGACTAATTCAGCGCCATCATCACCAGTTGATTCACTGACCGCGCTTGTATCTTCAGCAGGCGCATCTTCCCAGGGGCGGCGCTGCAACAATTGCGGAGCATTCTCAACAATGAACTGGTGATACGCATCGAGCGCAGCACCGACCGCGCCACTGATCACCTTGCGCTCATTGCGGTTGACGTTGCCATTGCCGAACATATCGTCAGCAATCTGCGTCATCCATGTATGCACACGGGCTTCCAGCCACTCAGCCAGATTGCTCTTCTCGCTCAAAGGCACATCATCGCTGGGCTTCCAACCCTCGAATAAACTCAAAAATTGTTGCAATGTATTTTTCTTTTTATTCATGCCTTACTCCTTTTCATTTCGAGCGATCGCTGCATTTGCCCAAAATACAGCCTCTTCGATCTTTGTGATTGCAAGAGATAGCTCGCGGCTTTTCGGGCACATCTGAGTGAACAATGCCACCATCCAACGTGCGTTCTTACGGATGTTTTCAAACTTTCCAATTTGATTCGGCATGGGTGCGTGATAAGTAAAACGATTGTTGAGATCCTTTTCTACATTGGCATCATCAATCTTTTTTGCTTCATCGAGTGCCTGTATAAATTCGGCATAAGCATCGTTAAGACCTTCTCTATTTCCAGATGCTTCACTTGCAGAATGCAACAGACGATATTTTTCAGCCGCTTCAATTAGTTTTTGCATGCCTTACTCCTTTTTCCTTCGATATCGACACTCACACCGGCAGCCAGGAAATCGCAAGGGTCGCTGGTGCCCGCTCGGAAATTCCTGATCGATCTTGATCCAACCAGCCGCTTCGTTCTCAACGCATCCCTCGCTTACCTTGTCATCCTTGACCGTGCTCCAATACTTCTCCATCTCAATGCCAGCATCCTGCAGATCCTTGGCAATGATTCGGTTGCCTTCTTCGTAAGCATTACCGGTCTCGGTCACAGCGATCAAATGCGCGCGGCTGTCAATATGTGCCTGCGGTTTGCCAACGGCGAACTCCTCAAAGCGTTCAATGATTGCCTCAGCCGTTCGCTTGTACGACCAGCCTTCCTCCGCAGCCTGGGTGATCAACGTCTGCAAATAATTGCGTGTGGTCTCGTTGATGTTCGTTACTTGGGCAGCTCCATAATCCTTCAAGTACTGCACAGCTCGCGGATTCTTCAGATCCCATTTAAGCTTCATACCCAGCTCGGCGATCATCGCCATGCCGCCATATTCCAAAGCCTTGGCAACCGCTGCATCGATCGGGGCTGAGAAAACCTTCGCGGTTTCAAGCGTCACTTCTGCCCAGATCTTGGTGAACTCACTCGGAGGCAGAGCTTCGTTGAATTTCATGTTCAACCACGCATCATGCTGCTTGAACGGGTCACTGCCTTCGGAAAAATAGCGCTTCACCTGGCGCAGCTTACGAGCCAACAAACTACCTTGCTCACGGAATCCCTTGCGCATGGCGATCTCCAACGGGCGGATCAACCGCTCCATCTTCTTGCGCTGGTTCCCACGCGTAATGGCTTCCCCAAATTCATCAAGAGCGTCGAGCAACACTTTATTCATGGAGCGCCTTCTCCAATACACCGGTCTTCTTCGCTTCAATGATTGCCTCAGCCAGTCTGCGAGCCGCTGCCTTTACACGGGTATCACTCACAGACTCATTCGCCATTGGCACATCGCCATCAGGGAACAAAGTCATCATGATCTCGTCCACATCATCTTCGCCCATTGCTTTGAGGATCAACCGTGTGGCGATCTCTTCATCCAACAAACGCAATTCCTGACCGTTCAACGTCAACGCCGTGATCACTGCCTGCACCGCAGTTTGAACATCCTTCTCAAGGATGGGTGGGAAGTCGATATCAAGGTACGCCGTCAAGGGATTGTTCCACTCGATCTTCTCTTCCTTCTCGCCGTTATCCTCAATCGTCTTCAGCGTTCCAAGTTTCTTAACTTCGTTATCTTCACTGGCTTTGAATTGCCACAGCATGAGATAGTCAAAGATCTGTCGGAACACATCGGTCCAGAACGTCTGTCCTTCCTTCATGCCCAGCTCGGTAGGTCGGTCCATCGTTTTCGCCGTGGCAAACGTTCCTACACTCACATCGCCAAAATATGTCTCAGGTAGGTCAAGACCCGCTGCAGCCATCAATAAGAAGCGCCGTCCATCTTCAGCAGAGATCGCCGCACCACGTAATTGCATCGGCTGTAAGTCAGTGCCCTCTCCCATGATTGCCATTGCGCCAGTCACAGGTGCTGGGTTTGTCTCAGTTCCAGCGCCGCCGCTATTTGCCAACGTGGTAGCCATCCTCGCACGTTCTGCAGCAATGGCTTTCTTGCCACCTTTGGTCACGCGCTTCCAGGCAAAACGGCTGTACGCTCGCATCAACGAGGCAACATCCTCGAGGAACTCCTTATAAGCACGTGCCCAATCGATAGCTGCATAAATGCGAGAGACACCGAACTTCCAATTCGACATCCCGCCGATCTTCACGTGATACACGGGAGCGTCCCACATCACTTCCATCCCGCTGATCTTTGGCAGCTTTTTGGTTGGCTTGTATTTCCAATCCGGGTAACAAGCCTTGTGAGTTTTGTGGATGCGCCTGCCATCACTGGTGATGCCTTTCTCGTTCCACTGGCGCACGTAAAACCAGGGCGTCTTGGCATCCTGCGGATCGCTGATGATTTCAGTGATTTCATCAAATGGCAGCGTTCGCACGCGAACACGTCCATCAGTGGGACGGGGGAAGAAAGCAAAGAAAATGTTGGAATCGACTTCCAGATCCACCTGCTTCATCATCTGTGCCTGGTGACCGGTCAACTCAGCACGGTTTTTCTCATCGTCCCAAAACGACTGCAACACCTTGTTCAACTCAGGGTTCTTGTATTTCACACTGATGCCCTGCGCCCAGACGTACAGTGCCTTCACCATCACGCCGCGCTTGATGATCGGATTCTTGATGTACATCATCCGCGCTAATTCAGAGATCTTCCGCAGTCCATCGCGGCTGAACTCCTGGGACCCATCCAGTATCATGCGCATCCAATTGGCGTCCTCAAGCGCAAGCTCAAGATCTGCCATGTGTTCAGTCAATACTTCATTTGTGAAATTGCTTTGTCGCAATTCCTGAAGCATTGCCTCATTCATCTCGAACAGTTGCGCCTTTGTTACACGTCCGGTCATAGATTCACACAGGTGAGATCTTCACCCGCTCCTCATAAACAATGTTATCTTCTTCGTCCTGCTCGGCTTCTTTGATCGCCTCAACGATGGCTCGAAGTTTGTTAAAGCCGGTGCTGCTTGCATCGGTCTGATCCTTGAAGCGTGACTTGGGGAATGCTGCCAGTTCATCCAAATACTTTTCAACCCAGCCGCCGCTCACCAACCGCACACGCCCAGCCTGCGCCTTGCTCGCAAACGGACCCGCATTCGTTTCCTTGTCACCGGTCACCTGCTCATAAAAGCCATACAGACCGTTATCAGCCAGGTTTGAATTCGTCGCCTGAGCGCTATCCACACCAGCGCTGCCAGGGTCCTGCGGATGTACGATCATGTGCGGACCATAGGTCTGGTAATCTTCCTTGCCCAGCTCGATCATTTTCGCTTCACGCGTAGCGGAGGAAACTTGATCCTTCCACACATGCTCGATGTAGATGTAATCGTCACGTCCCCACGAAATAACAACTCGTGAGGATCGCGCACCGCCCCCAGAGGTTGCAGCTTTATCCCAGGCGCTCAATCGTGCATACACGTTGTTGCCAGGTCCATTGGGCACTTCCTCGAACCAATCCCGCTTGAACATCGTGCCTTCACGTGCATACGGCGATTGCTGATACAGTGACTCAAAGTCATAAAGACCAAGATCTGCTTTGGTCGATCTCAAAAAGGTTTCGTCATACCACTCCGGACACAACGCTGTGCCAGGCTTTCTCCCAAGTGGATCCTTCAGTGGCAGGAAAACGCCTTCGCGCATTTTCTTGCGCTGCTCTATTACTGTCTCTGGGTATTTTTCCAAAGCCAGTCCTGGCATACACACGATCTCCCACTGAGAAGCCAGCGGATCCTGCACCATGCGCTGCATCAATCGACCAGCCAGGTCATCAGGGTGCCAGCGAGTATGGAAGATCACCACCGCTGCATTCGGGCGCAAACGAGTGCGAGCTGCGCTCTTGAACCAATCGTCCACCAGTTCACGTCGCGATTCACTTTCAGCCTCTTCGCGGTTTTTGAATGGATCATCAATAATGAATAAGTGCGCAGGCAAACCCGTAATACCGCCGCCCACACCGGCAGCTTTTACGCCGCCTCGATATGGTCTCGCCAGATCCCAATTCTCGGTCGAGCGCGAGTCACTGCTCAACTCCACCGGCATGATCTTGTTGCTCTTTGTTCCGAAGATCGCCTGGTATTCTGGCGCTATGATCTGATCCCGAATAAAACGGCTATGCCTGGTTGCCAGGCTGTCACCGTAAGAAGTCAAAATGATGTGGCTATCCGGCATGATGCCCAACAGCCAGGCGGGAAAGTTTCTCGATGCGATCTGGCTCTTCCCATGTTGTGGAGGCATGAAGATCATCAAACGACCAATGCCACGCTTACCGCCGCTCGCAATATACAAAGCCACCTGCTGCAGTTTGGCAGCCAATAGCTTCACATGCGGAGGCGTTTCATAACGAGGGTCCACATACTGGCAATATGCAAGGAAATTCTTCCGTGCAGATTTGCGCAGTTGCTTTTCGTTATGTGCCTCACGTGGGCTGATCGTGGCAGGGGCAAGTCCGGGAAGCATTACTCGTCCATCTCCTCATCGATCTCGGTTTGTTCTGGATCGCTAACAAAATCCTTTTCCAACTCTGCAGCGCCCTCAGCGAGATCATCCAATGTCTCTTCATCCATGTCATGAGCGCCGCTATCTGCTTTGCGCTTCACAACAGCTGCGATCTGGTTCAGCGGAACATAATCGCCGGTCATTTCAAGGAATAATTTCAGATGGTTGAAGAACTTGTAGTCTGATCCGGCTTTCTTCATGCCGTCGATCAAGTTCTTGAAAGAATCAGCCCTGTGATCCCACAACTCAGCAGATTGCAACAATGCAACCATCGTATCGATGGCAGGGTTCTTCTTGCGCCAGGTGCTGATCGCTCGATCGCTGGTCAATCCCAAATGGATCTTCGCCAGCTCTTCCTGAGTCTTGGGTGTACGTCCATCTATAGGCATCGATGCCCAAGCGATGTAGCAGGCTTGCCGCCATGCCCAGCCGCCCTCCAACAAAGCTTCAAAGCGTCCAAACCAGGTTGGCTGTTCTGGCTTGCCTTTCATTCCTAAGAAGGCAGAACGACAGGACTCAGAACGCAGACGAGCCTGATCAACAGGCATCCCATCTTCAACTTCAGGCAGGTCCAACTCCAATGCCAGCTGGGCTACATCCTGTGAAATCGTAAATTTCGGTCGTGGAATAGGCATTACAAAATCCGATCTATAGAGGATACAACAGCGACCACAATCGGACAAAAATGTCCGTCAAAAATAGTGGGATTAATATCCACAGCAACCTATAACCAACCTTGTACGTCCGCCACATAATGTTGGTCTTTCCACGATCTTCCTGATATGCCCGCATGAACATCACGAACAACCGCTGTGTCTCAAGGATCATGCGGTTATTCTTTGAGATCGACTTGCCTTCGAGCATTGCATCAATGCTCTTGCTGTACTGATCCAGCAAAGCCGCCTCAATGGTTCTTCCGGTGTCTTCAGTTGCCATGTCACTCATAGGCTCGTAATAGGCAGGGACTTTCATCCCTGCCTGCTCGAATCACAAAACTACCCAGACGCGATCCAACCAGCCTTGGTAGCCAAACCATCAAGGACGCGTGCCAGCAAAACGTTGTAGATCAACGTCGCAAATCCCACAGATGGACCAATGGCAACCAATATGTCTGCCAGCCAGCGGAGCAAGCCGCTCGTGAAAGTCACAGGGTCTGTAAATACGGGGAAGGTCGGAAGGAGGATGCCTTGCCACAAAGCAGAAAGTCCCAGGGCGATACTATAGAGAAAGATTGTCAGCCATTCGCGCTTGATCGAAACGTTTGGCATCCGTGAACTGATCAATTTGATGACGTACACGATCACGGAGGCGATCAAACCGATCAAGAACAATTGAACCGGGTCGGTCACATCGCCGGTCTCGCCTTGCAAGGCGAACACTGGCGACACCATCAATGCCGCCAAAGCGATCACTGATAACAAAACGAACAAAAATTTTTTCATGGAACTTCTCCTTATGTTTTGCCCTGTTCCGCCCAGGGAGAAAGTGGAAACAAAAAAGCGCCTCCGCGACATTACGTCGCGAAGGCGCTCATCTCTTCGAAGGTGCCCCACACCAAGATTGGGGGCTGCGGAATATTCAATTGACTATCTCAATTTAACACGAATTAAATAATTTAACAAGAGTCAGAACAGAGATTCTAATGTAAATTAAAGCATTGACCGCCAGGGTGAGGGGGGCACCCTGACGGTCAACAATTCAAATTATACAGATTTCGATTCCGATGTCAATATATTTTTGAGCAACATTGGAGCTTGCCCGGTCGCATCCTGCCAGCGCTGAAGATCAACAGCCACGAACTTTGGCAGCAGCTCCATCGCATAACAGATTCGCTTTGTATTTTCACAAGCCAAAATGGTCGTGCCAGCTCCGCTAAATGGATCGTACACAACATCGCCTTCGTTCGAACTGTTCCGCACTAATCGCTTGATCAACTTGGTAGGCTTGATGGTCGGATGCAGTTCATTCTTTTGCGGTTTCTCAACCTGAAGCAGATCACTCTCTGCCTCAAATGCCTCAAGGTTATCACCGCGGACGATATACACTTGATCGCCAAAATTGACCTGAATCTCCTTTTCGTTCAAAAAGGATAAACGCTGCATGGTCTCTTCAATAACAGTGGTTTGTTTTCTCCCGCCATTCCACATGCGCCCGTTTCCAAAGTTTCCATAAAAAATAACTTCATGCTTTGGTTGATAATCGCTTCGCCCAAATACCAGATTGTTCTTTGCCCAAACAAGTGTCTGCTTCCAGATCATTCCAACGCTGATGATCGCTCTGGCGAATTCATAGAACTGCGCTCCGTGTGGACCAGCAATATAGAACGCAGCTTTTTTAGCTGCCTGCTGTTTCGCCAGGGAAAAAGACCCATTCAACAAGGCGGGTAGATCCTTGGCATTATCGTTCGCAATGGTCATCTCACCACCATCACCGCCCTTGATATTCACTCCATAAGGCGGGTCCGTACACAGCAGATCGAATTGCAGCCCATTCAACAAAGCGCTCACATGCTGTTCGTTTGTGCAATCTCCGCATAAAAGATAATGGTTTCCAAGCTTCCAAAGTTGCCCCGGAACGGTTCCCCATTGAATGCACAGCTCATCTGCCTTATCAAGTTTCGGCTCCGCATCTACATCCTTGTCGCCCATATCGCCAATGATCAAGTAAAGCTCATTGGCACCAAATCCCAGGGAATCCAGATCGATCCCCAATGCCAGGTCTTCAGCAAGCTGATCTGCATCCCAATCCAGATCCAGTTCAGCCACACGGTTGTCCATATATGCCAGCCTGCGAGCTTCGCCGCTTGGGTCCATGAGATCCAGATCCTCACGCTGAACCGCAACGATTTCATCTCGCCCAGCCTTTACCACGCGCACCTTCAATCCAACGTCTTGTGCGCCTTCGAAGGTCTTATTGCCAGCAATAATATTCCCATCCTTATCCAACAATATGGACCTTCCACCGCCCAACTCCTGAAGGGACTTTCGCAATAGGTCCTTTCCACGCTTTGTTCCCTTATTGGCATTATGCGTATCAGGCTTGATGTCAGTCATTGCTTTCTTCCTCCAGGGCGCTTGCCAGTTCGTCCAGATCATTCTCGCTCAAGTCACCAGCATCACCACCGCTTTTCTTTCGCAGCTCAGCCAGAACCTTGCGAATGGGGGTGTAGTCCCCCATCAATTCCAAAGCAAGCTTCCGATCGGCATGACCTTTGTAATCAGGCTTTACAGCCACAGCCACCAAAGCAGTAAAGATCTCTGCGCGATGTTTGAATAGCGGACCCGCTTGCATCATCCTCACCACCTCATCGATGGCAGGGTTACGTTTGCGCCAGGTGCTAATAGCCCGATCGCTGGTCAAGCCCAAATGGATCCTAGCCAGCTCATCCTGAGTCTTTGGCTCCCGTGCTACACGTGGGCTCGATGCCCAAGCGATATACGCTGCCACGCGCCAATGCCAGCCACCGCGCACCAGTTCAAGATAATCATCCAACCAACGTGGAGCGCCGCTCTTACCAAACATTCCCTCCAAAGCTTTCTTTGCAAGTTCGCTTTTTGCTTGCCCCTCAGCCAGATCTTCTTCCGCCTCTGGCAGATCCAGATCGAGCGGCAATTGATATGTAAGTTGTGGAATAGGCATAACGCACTCCTTAAATAGCGAACAGCCAGTACACGGACAATGGGCGCCCATATACTGACTGTTCGGTTTATTGTAGAACGTGCGTTCTATATTGTCAAGAGATTATGATTTATTTTTTTTGATCACCTTATTGACCAACCCCATCCCCTTCACCTTCAGCCGCAGACCCAGCCCTGCCATCTTCCCGCGCGCCTGGAATTGATCGCAGGTGCCAACCCCAAGCACGCGCAAACGGAACTTCTTCGACTGCGAATTCGAGCACCAATGCCCATGCCCAGGGATTCCCGCATCCATCTGCCCAGGACCTCGAAAGTAGTTGCAATTCTCACAGATCTGTTTCATGGCTCGATTTTACTTATAAAACGGTGCCATCGGCGAAAGATTATCTTCTACGCAATCTAACTTTCGCCCAGCCAGCCCCTTCCCAACGCGGACCATCATCGTACCGTTGACATCCACTGGCTTGTGCTTGAACGTCGTCTCATCGTTCACCCAAGCCAAATGATCGAGCGGTAGCCACTCACCCCACTGCTTGAAGAAAAACGGAATGTTACGATGTTCACAATAATTCCGTGCCTCACGCGCAGCTTCAGGTGGCATCGGTCTCGCGTTCACACCGCTCTCACCACCACACACCAACCCATTCAAGAACTGCCAGCCATCCCAATTCACAATCTCTAAAGCAGGCTCGAAGCTCACCCAGGTCTTCCAACCCATCTCTGCAATGGCTGCCATGTCATCCTTGCGTTCGTTGGCACGTTTCTGGTTTTCAACCGTGCATCCAAGATAGATATTATTCAATGGGATTTTCTTGGCATTGTGCTTGTCAACGATATAGGTGAACATCCGGTGGGTGCGTTTCGTCAAAACCAGCCAATCCACATCCTGGCACATCGACATTGCCTCAAAGATGCGATCCAGCCACTCCACGCTTACCCACGAACCGAATAAATCTGTCATATCGCACGGAAAGGCAATCGGTCTTGACCTGCCATTCTTGAACGTGGCTTCACCTTTGGGTAAGCGCGGCTTGAACTTGCCAATGCGCTTCATCTCGGCTTCATCCAGGTAGATTTCAGTCACACCCGCCTGCATGTTCGCCACCGTGTAAGGCAGACCCGTCCCCAAACGGACATTGAACGAACTCGCCCAGCAGTTCTCGCATCCCTCCGAGATTTTGATGCATGCATGTCCCTGCTTCGTGACCGTATGCCCTCCATTGAGAACATACGGACCCGCCACACGCCGCGCCTTGATGGGATTACTAATGTAATCAGCCCACTCGATCTTCGTTTTAGCTGGCATTGCGCACCTCTAATTCTTTCAGTGCCACTTTCGGATCACAATTCAAAGCTTTAGGATCCCATCTTATGATCTCGAAATCTTCCAAAACTTCAGCGCGATAAGTTTCACAAAAGAACTCAAAAAACTCATCCCATGAAGTAAATCCGTCATTTACCGCAAGGTTTTCAATGTCAAAATCCGTAAAGCAAATAATGGTTTTTTCAAATGGCTTGAGAACGATTGGTTCAACGCCAATGCAACGCGCTTCAGCAAACCAACGACAATACCTTGTTCTCATGCCTGTATAAAACACAAGGTGATCCCCAACCTTGGTGGGATGCTTGCGCCGCTTGCGGATCGTATGCGGTTTCTGACCGCCAATAATTAACGGCACAAACTGCTTTTGAAAGTTATAAGCTGGCATCACGCACCGCCTTCAATTCTTCACCCAGCTTTTTCAACTTGCGCTGAAGATGACCAATCTTGGTTTTTTCATTGCGCCTCTTACATATTCGAATGCCAAGCTTGATCACATCAATATCTTCAACATTGTAATGAGGCAAGCCAGAGACAAGGTCTCCAACAGATCCATTTACCAAGAACCGCGCACGCTTCATCGGAGACATTCCATTTGCCATCACGCACCTCTCTTTCCAGTAGCCAAGTCAAAAGCCTTCTGCACTTGGTCAAACATCACAGGGTCCCCGCCCGCATCTGGGTGATGCTGTTTCGCCAGGCGCAAATACGCATGGCGGATTTCATCGTTGCTCGCCGTAGGTGCCACATGCAGCACCTCCCACCACTGGCGCTGTTCAGGATCAGGCAACGCCATGTAACCAGCAAATGCCTGGTCAAGGGACCCCACACCCCAGCGTTCCTGCCCACGCAGCGCTTCAATATGCTTAACGATTGCCCACAAGTTATCCTCAACCGTTGTCCACTTGTCGCACGCAAAGACCAGATCCCGTTTCTGCCATTTGAAATACACAGCCACACCAGGGTCATCCGGCTGGCGTTGACCCGAATAAGGCAGACCATTCGCCTTCACCCGCAGGTTCGAGGAGATGATCATGTCCTTCCCGCCCATACGCTTGATCTCCGCCTCAAGCTCGCTGGCACTCTCATGCACAGAATGTCTGCGTGAAGATCCATAACCATAGCCACGTGAGCGGGTAGTAAAGCGCGCATCCTTTCGCTCAGATGCCTTCGTCCTCGGTTGATTCACCGGATACGAAAGTGGAAAAGTAGTGATTTCATCGTTCATGTTTTGCTCCCTGTAAATCGTTTCTTCAACCAATCCAGCGCTTCATCATCCGGGTTCCATTCCCGAATGCATCCGCAGCCTGGCACCGAACATCGCCAGCTGAAACCCAGCAGCATCCGACCATAGATCGTTCCAGCCGCATCCACATCCTCCAGCCGGTCCAGTTCCATATCGATAGCCTGCCGGAAGATGATCAGCTTCACAGTGTGATATCGCACCGGCTTCTTATCGATCGTTACATAAGCCTCTGCGCGATCAAAAACACCCATCACATGACCGTTCTTACACTTCCAGCGTTTCATTTCGCCCAGGCGATCACCGTCCAATTTACCGTCCATAATCACTCCTTATGCGATCCCAACCGCCACGCACTTATTGATAGTCATCCACTCCGCTTCGAAAAGCATCAAGTTTCCAACTTCAAAACCATTCACTACTCCATTGCCAGAGTCTTTCGGCAGTTTGTGTATAAATGCATATCTTGGTTGCTCGCCAAATAATTCTTCGTAGCATTTACCCGCTTGATAAATTGTCTGCCGTACTGATCCACACAGCGAAAAATGCCACATCACAAATCGCTTGGCTTCGACCCATCCTTCACAGCGGATCTCCACTACACCGCACACTGCCCAGGTTGCAGTCAGATAAAAGGCGCCCGCTTCTCGCTTGGTCTCTACTGGCGTCCCAACCGGTACGCCATATTTCCGTAGAGTAGCCTCATCGATCTCAACATTCGCCATCAACCGCAGCACACGAAATCCATCTACGTTGATGCCATTCTCCAACTCGATCACATCATCCATAACAACTCCTACTCGTCATCTTCGTACTTGTCGAAGAAAGCATCCGCTGCAGCTTCAGCTTCACGCACCATCCGCAGGACCTCATCATCTGGTGTCTCAGCGGTCACACTCGAAAGCGCAGCACCCATCTTCAACCGTTTGATCACCGAAGGGAACTTCGAACGGGGAGGGAGCGACTGCAGCCACTTCAAAATCTCGTCGTCTGGATCCAGATACCCATCCAAACGCACTCGAATCTTTTTCCTGGCATTCTTGGGTCTACCCATCACGCCCTCTTCGAGGCGTATTTCAGCGCCATCTTGTACATGCCGCGCGAGATTGCTTCCACTGCGTTATCCGGCACGATCACATTCCCGCGCAACAGCGTATGAATATGCGGGCGCAAAAGCTCAGCGCCGCCACCCACCACGATCACAGCCGAAAAACGCCGGTAATACTGACCCCAACGCTCATCGATCGCGCCAGAGATCTGCTGGATCCAATCTTCCATCGCACGCCTCATCACTTCTTTATCCACCTTGCGATTGCGCAGTTTCATATCCAGCTCGCCCAAGGTATATGGGCGTTCCATCCCCAGGGTGATTTCATACTGCCGATTGATTCCTTCGAGCAAACGCGTCACGCCCATATCCACACCACCAGTGAAGCGGTCCACATCATCGTTCTCACGCGTCAGCATGAACTCGATCGTCTTCCGACCGAACGAAAGCCCTGCAGTTTCTTCCACCCACAGGTTCGCCTTGCTCGGGTCCAAAATTCCGTTCTCATCGTAGGTGTAATCGAACAAGATCCCCATTGCCTGTGGTTTCAACACCGCATCAGCAACTTCAACCTTATAGTGAGTGCCATCTGCGCTGAACTCATGCGTGCCCACCATCCACTTCTTCACAGCTGCCTTGTATTCCTTCGACATCGATCCCATCAACATCTGGAACGGCAAACCAACCATCAGCGAAAGTGGGCGGTCAAAAACGCCATGCTGCTTTTGATACTGGTGCAGACCCGCATAAAAGATCGAGCGGATCTCTGAAGTCCCAGCCAGGCGGTCAAACGCCATGTTCTGGATCGGCACGCCATAATCATGCGCATTGTCACCGACGAAATACGAGCCATACTCGCTGCTCACTTCGATGGGTCGTGCCCGCTTGCTCGAAGATCCAAAAGACTCTTCCAGGCGCTGCGCACCATTCGAAGAAACAAGGCTCAATACCTGAGCACCGCCTTTAGGACCCCATCCCTTGAAAGCACCCATACCCAGATCTGCGCCGAAATAGATTTTGTTATTCATGATTTATCTCCTGTGATATTTGAAATAGTTTTTGACGGTTAAATATCGATCAATAGTTTTTGGCGGTTAATAATTCATGCCCCTCCCCCATGAGCAACGGCATGAGCATCATGTTCATGACTCATGACCAAAGGCACTTCGTAATTTTTTTGGTCGAACGAATATGAATGGGGGAGCTCATTGCGTTCCAGCCACCCACGCAGGAACGCCTCGCCCTTATCAGTCAAGATCATGCTTCCTGATCCGGCACCAGCACTCTTTGCCATAAAGTTCGCCTGCAAAAAGTTCCGCACTCGCATAAAAACGCTACGCGTAAAGAGTGTGCCGCTCCCTTCGAAGTTATTCACACCCAAAGTCTCACCCTTCACGATCACACGCTCAGCCAATTCACTCAATTGCTCACGCGAGCATGGCACCTTGTAAACCTGGTCAATTCCATAGCCCTTTCCATAATCGGTTTTTGCATTCACGATCGTTTCAGGCTTCAATTGGATAAGATCCGGCTCGCGCACAGCCTGAGAAGGTACAGCGCTTCGAGGCTTCACATCCTCTTTATTGCGTGCAGATAATGCAAACAAACCAATGCCCAGCAGGAACACACCTAATGCCCCCAGCACGAACAAACGCACCACATAATCGGTCGCTCCATACGTTTCATAATTCTTAGCATCGATCATCGCCACGATCTGAGTCGGAGCCTCCTTCGTTGCCGTCAACTGCCCAGACATCAATGCTTGGTCAATCGGTACTTGCGTATTCACAACAGCCTGCTGGGTCGCCGTCAATGGCACCGATGTCAATGCTGCAGTGGCAGTCCACTGATCCGCCTGAGCGGTCCACTGGTTCGCCTCAGCGGTCCAGGCGAGTTGCTCCTGAATGCGATCCTTCTCTTGGGCGGTGGCCTGCGTATCCAATCGCCGCGCTTCATCCGCCGTCGCCTGTGCCACGATCGCAGTCCCCTGCCAATCAACAGTAGGGGTAGGAGAAAGCGTCGCCGTTGCCGTGATAGCAGGCGTTGCGCTGCGCTTCGCCTCAGGGGTGCCAAGAGGCGCAGCCTGCACAGCCATTGGGCTGCCACAGCCAGCAATTGCCCAGCTCAACAGCGCCAGAAAAACGATCAAGACCTTCTTACTCATCGTTCCTCCATTTCTTAATGAACCAAATGAACCTCGATGAAAATCACCACTGGTCAAAGGTTCATCGGTCAAATTCCAAAAGGCGAAAAAACGCTTAAATTTGCTTAAAGGTTCATCCATATACATTTGGTTCATCCTAGTAACTACTAAAATGAAGAAAATATAGAAAAATGAGCCAAAAACAGCCAAAACCATGGGTCGATGAACCTCGATGCACCAAATTCCAGCCAAAAGGCACCCCAGCAGGCAAAAAATATTTTTTTCATGACATAGAGCTTGTAAAAGGTTCATCAGGTTCATTTGGTTCATCGAAGCAACTCTTCCTGCCCATATTCGGGCTCATCCGGCTCTGGAGGGGCAATAGGCTCCACAACTGGCTGGTTTACGCGCGCCTTGAAAGGCGTTTGTGCAGGCTTCGCCTCGTCGTATTTCAGATCCTCCAGCCCATAACGAACCTTCAGCAGTTGGATCCGTTCTTGGACCGAGTCAGGCTGCGCATCACTGTGGATGATCACCACAAACCCACGCCCCATCCGATGGGTGGGAAGCCTCATCTCTTTGCACTTGCGCCCGATCGTGGAGGATGTCACGCCAGCCGCCTGGTATTTTTTCTTGCCCTTACGTGGTGCATCCCCGTCCTCTTCATCCGCGCCAGGTTTGAGCACATCCGCAGGTGCCTTGCCAGTTCCCAAATTCATTTCGTCGATCAAATAATTCACGACACGCGAAAGATCTGAATGACGAATGTATTTGCATGTTCCCCATTCCTCGAGCTCAGTGACCTGAACAAGATTCAGGATGGTGAAAGCCGGATCGTTCAACACCGCATCGATGGCTTCAATAATGCGCGCTTCAGTCTTGGTTGCCTTCTCAGCCTTCTGGTCTTCATACAAGTTCTTGATCACTTGGCTGACATCCTCAAGTGCCTTTTTGGTCGCCGATTCGTTATCCTTATCCATCGTGATGATGTACTTGATCGGTACCGTCACTTGATTCACGCGCGTCGAAACCCGCAGATCCTCAAGTGAATCAGGCGGCTGCAGGCGTGGCTGCCAGTTTCTCAAGCGCCACGTCATATCCATATTGCGTTTGTAAAGCGCTTGGGCGCGCATCTCATCGTTCCAGCGGCGCGGAATATTCTTGTGGACCAGTTCCTCGAGCTCATGCTTGATGGTCTTGATCGTCAAAAAGCGGCTCTCAGTGGCATCCTGCGGAAACCGACCATACATTGTCACGATCTTCGGACCATACACGCAATAATTCACGACCTCAAATTCAGTGTTTCCATTTGCATCCTTGAATGCGGTCGTCATTGGTGCCCACGCTTGCTCTTTCATCGCCCCGATGTTGAGCATTACCACGCGATCGTCGAATTCATCCAGGTCATCCTTGACTTCATCAAAGAACATCGTGCCCCGGTAAATGTTTTGCATGTGCTTGAAGGATGAAGCGGTTCCAACGCCCGAGCTCTTGGTCAGGCGATAGCAGACATATCCCAACCTCAAAGCGATGGCACTCTTACCCGAGTCACTCTCACCCTGCGCACGGAAGTAGGAAAGCTCATCAAAGCAGTCATACAGCCAGGTGAACTGTGCATAATACGAAGCCAGCTTGTAATCCAGCGGGTTATCCAGTAGGAACGACCGCTTCATATAAAGGTCATTCCATGCCAGCAGTTCGCGCGTCGTTTTTTCAGGTCCAAGATCTGAGGCAAACATCACGGTCCCAACCTCAACATTGGCGTCAACCTTCGGGTAATACCGAATGCCCTTGATGTCCAAATACGGCGCCTTCCCGATACGTCCTTCAGGATCCCGATAGGCGAACATTGCCTTCTTGAGATCTGACTGCCATAAATAATCAACCAACCAACCCTTGGTGCTGCCCTCCTCGAGGGGAAACCACCCGCCAAAGATGAACTTGATTTCCTTTGGCTTGCTATCATCCGTAGTCTCTTCGCTCCGGTCACCCAACGCCATCTTCAAATTACGGTTGAACACGGTCATCGGAATGCCGCCAAATGCGCGCAGGAAGATGGCGATCATTTCAGCATTCAGTTGCTTATCGCGTTTGATCTGCGCGATGATGTCGTAGGCTCGCATCATCACCGCGTTCTTTTCCTGCACAGAGAGGAAGTTGCTCTTCTGGCGTTTCGCCGCCTCACGCGCAGCCAATTCAGCAGCAGTAGGTGAGCGATTCAATCTCTTGCGGATGATTTCGATCTGCTTATCTTCTGGAATGCCGCGCTTCAAAAGCCATTTGCGCACATCATTCGCATCCTTCGCCGCCCAGGTCACAACCTGGCACAACGCCCCCAATTGGTCCGCAACCGGATATTCCCCATTCGCACCGACCGCAGCCTTGCGCCCAGCACCATCTGAGTCTGTGGCGTGGTAAATGCTCGCATGGCGATCGCGAAGCTCATGCGCCCAATACTCATCCAATGAAGTGCCGATCATTCCAAATGTATTCACGCCCCATTGGGTGAGTGTGATCACATCGGCAGGACCTTCAACGATGGCGATCTCGCGCGAATCCGCCCGATAGTTCCATGAAAAATAGGGCTGGCGCTCTCCAACAAACGACACACGCGGGTTGAATGATTTATTCTTGCCAGGATCGTTGACCAACTTCCCATCATCAGTCTTCATCAAGTTACGCGTGCTGATATAGGTCACTTTTTGAAAATACAAATGCGGATAGATCAACCTCGGCTTGCTCATGAAGCCAGGGATGTACCCATTCAGCACATCGTCATTGCTGATGGCATCCGTCAACTCAAATTCGCGCTCCCATTTCTCGCGCAGCTTCGCCACATCGCCACGAAACCCGAGGATAGCCACAGCAGCAGGACTCTCGGGGTCGATATTGTTCATGGCGATGGTCTCGCGCATTTCATTGAACTCAGCAGCAGTAGCAAAACCGCTGAAACCCAGGCGTGCAGCTTTGATCGTTTCATCAGTCCAGCCACGACCACGGCAATAATCCATCGCGGCTGGGTGGTTTTGCATCCAACGCTCGAACACCCGCGTCACCACTGAAAAGAGATCCTCGGTTGCCCGCACCTTCAACCAGGACTTCGTCTCTTTATTGGTCCACTCAGGCAGCGTCACGTTCGCCTTTTGAGCCGCATATTCCAGCGCGGATTTTGGATCCATCCCGCGTTCATTCTGCAGGTAATTGAAAACATCGCCGCCTCGGTTGTAGTGATTCCAGTAGTAGTACCATTCGCCGCTTTTACCGCTGCGGATCACCACCAGGCTGGATGTATCCTCGCTATCACCACGAAACTGTGTGCCATGACCGCGCAGCCGATGGTCTTCCTTCACGATATCCACCAGGTTGAGCCGCTTTTTTATTTCACCAAAGATGCTGTTGTCTGCCATGTAAACTC